AACAACACCTGATCCGGCAGGTATACACACAGCGGGAGAATCTCCACCTGCGTAAAGCGCAGATGTTGGGTATTGGAATGCAGTAAAACCGGTTGTGTCTACGTCGATGGTGATCGAAGAGACAGTTGCGGAGTTAGTTACACTCAATACACGAGCCGCCCCAGAAGGATTGCTTGAGAAAGGTCCACTTCCCGAATTAGCTGTTAAATTACTCAGCTGAGTCATGCCATAAGCGGCTGGGATTTGGAAATCTACAAGTTCCCCTGGTGTGTATGGGTTCTGTCTGAAAAAGTACACAACTGCTTGAGTCGCTTGCGTAATGTAAGCAACCGGCAATGTGTTAGGAAGGAATTGGGTTGGAAATACTTTTTGGTAAAATCCAGTCGTTCCGTTCGCTACAACCAATCCTGCACTAGCAGCTGAAGCAGCATAGCCAAGCGTAATGCTTACGCCAGCAGAGACAGCTGTTACTTGATACAGGTTTGATCCACTAATTTGATGAGCGCCAACTACGTTGATTAAACGTATTGTATCGCCCACGTTGATACCTGTTGTGGTACCAGTCAAAACTACAAATGTGGTTCCATTGACGGCTGTAATCGCAACTTTTGTGAAAGTTGGAGGATTAGTTTGGTCAATGAAAGTAAAGCCCCCAGATGTGCCTTGAGAAGCATAAGTGGTGACTCCCGAACCTGTAGAACTTGGTTGTCCAAGAGCCAGGAAAGAACCAGCAGCCATCGAACTAAACCATTCGGAATAGATCGGATTGGCAGCTGTACTTTGTGCACCCCAGTTGGTGGTATCCTTAACGAAAACCCAATCGGGCTTTGCTGTCATAGGAATATTAACAGCCACTGGCGTTGCTGGGTTTGTGTATGTCCAAGACCCAATAAAAGAAAATGGTAACATTGTGACCTCCTATATACCTGTTGAGCGTAAATTTTGAATCCAGAGGTCGTTGGTGATACATTGCCCTTGGTAGAACGAGCAACCCGCTGTATGCCGGAGCATGCAAGGGTCGTTGTTATAACCAGGAGGCAGATAGATAAAGCGAGCTTTACCACCTGCTTGCCACACAACTTTATATGCCTCTTTAGCTGCTACGAAGCAGTTAGCAATGTCATTACCAAGCATTGAAGCATTTGGACTAACAGAACCTTGCTCAGAAGCAAAGAAGCGTACGTTGTTCGCTCCGCCTATCTCAACGCTCAATGTCTGAGATATGTTCGGATATTGGAATTTCTTGATGAAACCAGTCATGTTGTACAACACAGGAATCATACGAGTGCTTAACATGCAACCGTATGCATCGCCGATAGGACTTGTACCAAAACGGAGTTCAGCTTCTACTATGTTTGTGATGTATTCCCCTGAGTTGTTTTGCAACACGGTAAAGACATCATCCACATCTGAAATTGTCATTTCTGTTGGAATATCTCCATTGCTTCCCCCTACGGAATTGATAACAGAAGCAGAGCTTTCCAAGTTATCTCTCTGGAGGGCATCTTGGGTCTCTCTGAGAGACTGTCCAAGGCGAGCCGAGGCAGAATTTAGCACAGGATCTTCGTTGGTTATTGTGACCTGTCTAGTGAGCACAATATAAGTCGCGTACACGCGTACACGGCAATCCACGTCAACGCGATTAAGCTGCTGAGGTGGTGGGTTGTTTTGGCCATCATCGAGAGGCACTTCGAACAGGTCAAGCCTGTCGTAACGTGACTGACGATCAATGAAACCTTGATTGTCTGGCAACTCCACTGGTGTCGCAAACAACTGATGAATCAAGTTGTGCTCTGGAGTTGACAGCAATTTTGCGTTGTACCGCTGTTGAATTTGCGATGGCAACGATGCAATATTTACTGTCATAGTTCTTGTTCCCTTGACCTATTAGGTCATTTCTGGAACCGAGTTGGCGAGAGCTGCATATCCATGCATTTCGCGGTAAAGGTCTTTCTTCATAGCATCCGTGAGCTTGAAAGCTTGGGCAATAGGCCGCTTATCGTATGCCATGGGAGACGTCACCGCCTTCTCTGACTTTTCAATAGCCTTGTCTACTTCCTTCTCTCTCCTAGTCTCTTTCGCTGTTTGAGTAAGTCCCATCGCTTTGATGTACTTGTAGCTTTGGACGCCGATCTTATAAGGATCTTTCGAATCCGCAATCGTCGCCGCCAATTCTGGTTCTTTTTCTTCCAAAATTGATAAAGTTTCAGGATTGACGATCTCGGAGAAATCTGAATATTGACGATTCAAGCGATCCATGAATTGATCATCTTGTATTTTTTTAAAGCGTCTTTCGACTGCCTTATCTACAAGATCTTCAGCATTTTTGAGCACATTCTGAGAACTTCTCTCAGTCAGCTTTTTCACCTTACCTAAAGGAATGAACTCTTCATCGCCGATTTTATCAAACTCATCGAGCTCTTGAGGACGGGCAGGCTGCGAATTCGCAAGCTGGGCTTGCATAATTTGCATCTGACCTTCTCGCAATTGTTTCAACTCTCTTTCGAGTTCGGCATTCTTAAGACGCATCGCCTTCAAGTGCTGGTTCATTACCGGCTCTTGAACTTGGCTCGTCTCTTTCACTTCATTGACTTGGTTTTCGACCAGAGGTGCTACCTCTTGAACTTCGCTGTTTTGGCTTTCAATCTCAGTCATGAATTTCCTCTCTGTTCGGTGGTCGGCTAGGCCCACACAATTACGCCGTGACGGAAGGCTAGTCTGTCTTTTTTGCGCCTTACTATTGACTTTGTTTAATAAAAATAATATATGTCAAATAAAAGAGACGAATATGTTATGTCGTAATTGCAAAATTGATAGATTAATTACTGATTTTATAAATAATCAGAAATTTTGTTATCACTGCATGTATCGGATTAAGCTAGAAAAAGATGGCTTAAGACGAGTACGGCCACATCTCTTCTGCCGCATTTGTGGCAAAGAGATTGTTATAAAAGAAAACCTCAAAAAACGGCAAAGAAGCGTCTTTTGTTCGAATGAATGCGCAGTACAAGGTCATAAAAAACAATTAAATAACCATTGGACAAGGATGATTCGTAGAGATAATTCTTTGAAATGGTAAGGAAAAGATAAATGGAACATCAATCACACATAGATCCTACGAGAAAGACCGTTGGAGCCATCTATAGAGATGCCCAAATAAGTGGCGAAAAAGGCATAATCATTGGCGACGTAAATCACGAAATCAAGAAAGATTTAGTGAAGGATATTAATGAAGCCATTGAAATGGGTGAAAAAGAAATGAATGGGAAACCGTTTTATTTAGCGATCTATGAAAAATATGATCTCATGCTTAAGCGCGGACTCGTACGAATCCGTAAAATCACAAAATATAGACCCTATCCCGAGCAAGATAGCATGGTTTTCCATGTCTATCCAGGCGGAACGGTCTATTTTTGCTGGGAATTGCCTCATAGAAGCCAAATGATGAACGTTTTGATGAATCCCGATATCTTTGATCCAGAGTATGTCCAAACGCTTAAGCGATGGGAGAATATCCAACTCGAATATTTCGGCTTTAAAAAGGACGATGATGGCAACTGGGTAGAAAATGAACTCTATCGAGGAGATTATCTCCTGGGATCTCCACAAGTGGAGAAAAAGCCTAACATTCTACTGTCCTAACCACTCACCCCAGCGCTTAAGGTATTTCATAGTTTCGTATGCCTGGTCTATTCCCAATTCCTTACACCAGGCAGCGTCTTTAATAATAGCCTCATGCTCGATTCTTCCCCTAACATTGATATGTTTTCTTTCAGGCAATTTCTCAGGCGTATTGATACCTTCTTTCATACGCTTCCTTACAAGGTTTAAATGGGTGTAATGCTCTTTGAAATGGCAAGGGCATCCAGGTCCACATATATTTTCAAGTGTATATTGTCCCTTATACCGATCCTTCATCAGAATTGGCTCTTAACTTTTCGTGTATCGCTTCTAGAATCCATTGCGTCCTATTTAACCAAGGTCTTTTTTCAATCCGTTCATCTAGTTCAGTCAAAATGATCCTTGGAATTCTAACTAAAATATTCTTGAAATCCTTATCTTTACTTGCCTTAACATCAGCACCCTTGTCAATAAATCTTTGTATTGAGGGACTTGCTTTTTTCTTTACTGCCATATATCTCCTATATGTTTGGTATATGAATTTTATATATCAGCTATAGATTATATCGTAAAGCGATTGCATCTCTTGGCATGCCTTTTTATCTGGATTAGTCATCTCAAAAATCCCGAGACCCTCGGCAGCGGCATTTCTAAAAGCCTTGCGGTTTCCAATGGTACACTCAAGGGTTTGAATCTCGGTAAATTCCTTGAGGATTTCCATGGCCTCCTGGTTATCCTTCCCGACAGGGTCTGCTTGACTTATAACCGCATAAACTTTGAGTTTTGTATTAACACATTCAGAAA